TCGTACGCGAGATTTATATGAAAAAAAACTTGGTAAAGAAGCTGCTGCGTATCTTGCAGAGCAACTTGCTGATGGTAATATTATTATCAAAACAGAAAAAGATGGTAAGTATGGTAGAATGCTAGGTTGGTTATATAAAGAAGGTCAAACATTATCGATCCAAGAAGATATGATCAATCGTGGATACGGCTGGTCGTATGATGGCGGAACTAAAGAAAAAACATTTGAAGAACTAAAAGAAAAGAGAATCGCAGATGGTTCTTGGATATCACAAGATCAGAGCGAACTCGGTCTATAAATAACTAGTGTGGTTATATAATGGACAAGAGTTTACGACAGAAGATATTTCGGATAACGTTGGATTCGTGTATGAAATATATGATAAACAAGCGAAAATGCTTTACGTGGGCAAGAAAAGGTTTTGGTCTAAAGTATCAAAACCGCCCCTCAAAGGTCGTAAGAGACGAAGACGTTCGGTAAAGGAATCTGATTGGCAAGACTATTATGGTTCTAGCGAAGAAGTAAAAACTCTTGTTGAAGAAGCTGGTAAAGATAGATTCGAACGACGTATTCTTCGTTTATGTAAAACTCTAGGTGAAATGAGTTATTATGAAGCGAAGATACAATTTGAAACTGATGCTTTACTTAAACCAGACAAATACTATAATGCATTCATTGGGTGTAAAATCCATAGAAAGCACGTTTTAAAGGGTTGACATTACTTTAAAATAATATAGTATTATAATTATGATACTATTAGATTACTCAGGTATTGCAGTTGCTGCAATTTTTTCTCAAGATAGACCCGAAGAAATTCAAGAGGGTTTAATTCGACACATGATTCTGAACACGATTCGTCGTTATAATGTTCAGTTTCGTGATAAGTATGGCAAGATGACAATTGCGTGTGACGCTCATTCTTGGCGTAAAGAATACTTTGAAAACTATAAAGCCAAAAGAAAAACGACACGAGAAGAATCACCACTTGATTGGAAAGAGTTTTTTCAATTAATTAATATGGTTCGTGAAGAGCTAAAAGACTATATGCCCTATCCTGTAATATACGCAGAAGGTGCAGAAGCTGATGATGTAATTGGAGTACTAACAAAAGAAACACAAGACTTTGGAAAAGATGAACCCGTTTTAATTATATCACCAGATAAAGACTTCTTACAACTTCACAAATATAAGAATGTAAAACAGTTCAGTCCAATGAAACGAGATTTCATTACAGTTGAAGACCCACACAAATATCTATTTGAACATATTTGTAAAGGTGATACAGGAGATGGTGTACCAAACATTCTAAGTGGAGATAATGTTTTTGTTGACGGTCTTCGTCAATCACCAATGTATAAAAAGAAAATTAACAATTGGTATGAATCTCGTTTAAATATGAATGATGAAGAAAATAGAAATTTTATACGTAATCAAAAGCTAATTGATTTAAGCTTTACCCCAGAGCCCATTGCTAAAGATATTGTAAATCAGTTTGCAGAGCAACAAAACAAAGCCAATGGTAAAATACTAAATTACTTAATTGAGAAAAGATGCGCGATGCTAGTCGAAACTGCAGCAGATTTTCAAACTAAATGAATATCTTTGTATTAGATAACAATCCAATTAAGGCAGCAAGACAGCATTGTGATAAACATGTTGTTAAAATGATTGTTGAATCTGCCCAAATGCTTTCAACTGCTCATCGTGTTCTTGATGGCAAAATAGAGAAAAGACGTTCTTCAACAGGAAAGACAATACAAAACTATTGGTTATTACCTGATGATAGAGAAATACACTTGTATAAAGCAGTACATGTTAAACACCCTTGTACCATTTGGACGATGGAGTCAAAAGATAATTATACGTGGCACTATCGTTTATTTAACGCACTATTAGATGAGTATACATATAGATATGGAAAGAAACACGCTTCTGCAGAATTAAATAATTATTTGATACCATTACCTAATAATATGCCAAGTTCTAACAGAACTAAATTTAAATTAGCTATGGGCTCTAACCCCGAGTGTATGTCAGATGACCCTATTGAAAGTTACAGAAAATTTTACAAAACAAAACAATCAAGATTTAAAATGGTTTGGACAAAACGTTCTCGACCAAAATGGTTTTAATTATGCCTACTTACGATATACAAAATCAAAAAACGGGTGAAGTAAAAGAAGTCTTTTGCTCATACGACAATAAAGAAAAAGAGTTAAAAAAACACGGTAAAGATTGGAAATTTATTATCAATACGTGTAATATGAATTACGAAACAAGTCGAAGTACTGCAGGAAATAAAGCAGGTAGTGGATGGAATGATAAACTTGCTGAAATTCATAAAAACTCTGACCCAAAGAAATCTACAATAAGACTTAAGTAATGTTCATACACGAACCAATAGAACTAGGTTACGACTTAATAGCAGAAACAACAGAAAAGGGTAGGGTATATAAGACACCAGATGGTGCGTCTTATCCGTCTATTACTACAATGCTTGGTTATTTTTCAAAGGCTGCAATTATGGCTTGGAGAAAAAGAGTTGGAGCAGAAGAAGCAAATCGCATATCAAGAAAAGCTGCGGGTCAAGGTACCCGAATACATAACATTGCTGAAGACTATATAAACAATAAACCTGATTATTTAAAAGAAGATGAAATGCCACATATTCTTGCTATGTGGAAACCACTTAAGAAAATACTTGATGAGCATCTTGGTAAGATAGTACTTCAAGAGTGTCCGTTATACTCGCATTATTTGAAGCTTGCAGGTAGAGTAGATTTGGTTGCAGAGTTTAATGGTAAATTATCAATAGTTGATTTTAAAACATCACGCAGAATTAAGACTCGAAAAATGTGTGAAGGTTATTTCACTCAAGCCGCGGCATATTCTATTATGTTTGAGGAAAGAACTAAGATACCAATCACTCAATTAGTCATAGCAATGACCGTAGAAAATGAGTCAAAACCACTCCTTTTTATCGAAAAAAGAGACGATTGGGCCCCAGTTTTGATAGAAAAACGCGATGAGTTTTATAAGTCATTGTCATAGAAAGACATAAACTTGTTGACAGATATGTCAATATGTGGTATAATATTATTATAAGATTGATTATGACTAATAATAAAAGCCATCGCTCCTCCACTTCCTATGTCGGCACATTTGACCACAGGGATTCTAATGATTTAAATATCATTGCTAACCTTCGAAAAGCCCTAAAGGGTACTAATCTTCGATTGTGCCTTAAAGGTCGATTGGGTAAAAATAACCTAAATCGTGATTACTACGCTAATCGATACTGTTTTTCTGTTCTTTTAGAACATGCCGAGCGAGTTGACGCTTATATATACTCCAAATAATTTAAACATGAAAAAAATAATAATAGAAACCCTCGTTGCTTCTTTAGTAGGAGCAGTAATCGCGGCCATTGGATATTATGGTCTGGTACTTGCAATCCCTGCTTAAACTATGGAAAACGTAATTAACTACATTATTGACTATAAAGGATACGGCAACGTATTCGATCTCACCAATACTCGCACTGGCGAATATAACGAAATCACTCGCGACACTGCTATGGACTACTACGTAAACCTTCAACACAAGACTTTTTTCTCAGTTCGGGCAGACGTTTCGCTTCGAGCAGTAGATCAAGTGGAAGTAGTATGATACGTATTAAAAGACTTTTAATATATATGTTTAGTAAACCTTTGAACAAAAGATACTCGACTAAACATAAAATTACAAAAAGTAAAGAGAACAAATTATCTGATGCTGATTACGATGGAATGGGAGACTTTTCACGATTTGGCAGACCTTAAATTATGGATACTAAAGTAAGAATGAAAATGTGGACGAATTTAGATTCGCCAAAACCAAGTTGGGAAACATTCAAGCGAATGATGCCAATGTTTGAAAATAATCCTTTGGTCGTAAGAACCGTATGGCTTAATAAAAATAGTGGCACTGTCGTAAAGATAAAATGAAATTAAGTATAGACGACGAACAAACTTGGATGGTGAAAGGCTATATGGCCTTCACACAAGTAAACTCTATAACGAATAATATGATGTATTTCATTATAACACCTACAGGAGTACCAAATTATTTGGGTGTGAATTTAGATAAACAAATCGTAAATGATGCGATTGAGCATCATATTTTTCATGGCGAATTTAATTGACAAATACAAGAATATTTCATAGAATTGTTAAACAATAAAAAAATTAAATTATGGAAATAATGACAATAGATTATAATGAAAGTACAGGAGCTTTTGTTCTTTTTTCAGGTTGTAAAGAGGTATGTTCACTAACCCGCGCAGAGGCCTTTGACCGATATACAATCCATGTCGGATACAATACCGGATATCGATTCACGAACGCCGCGCAATCTACACTTGATACAGACTTAGAAGAAATGGCAATGTACGCCAACGCTGATTAAAATGGTTATTAAAGATACTACTTACGATAAATATGTGCCTGCGGCGTCAAACATAGTTTTGACAGAAAAGCTTCCACATAATTGGAATAAATTTGATTGGGATAAAGAGCTCAAACCTTTCATAAAAAAGCATCGTTCGGTTGTTTACAAAGATGAGATTGCTGAAGATTCGTTATGGATTCTTATCGTACGAATCGCAATGGAAATGGAGAATGCAGCTAGACTCTAATTTAAGACAAGTTTTAGGATTAGACAATCCACCACCTCGTGTTTTAGAAAGAAACCGACGGGGCGTTATGGTTTATTCTCACAAGACTGCTGGTGAGATACAAGTTTTTACAAATGACAGTTGGAAAAGAAACAAAGATTATTATGTATCGAGGCAGGGCTCTCGGTCAGTAATGAAGAAATTTTAAACTATGGAAATATTAACAGATTGTGATGGAGTATTATTGAATTGGCTACAGGCCTTTGATAATTGGATGGAAAGTAACGGCAAGATTAAAATCGAAAACGGATATAATGTCGGAACTAATTACGGCATGACAAAAGAAGACGGAAAAGACTTATGTCAGTTTTTTAATAAGAGTGCGGCAATTGGGTGGTTACCACCTTATAAGGATGCAATTAAATACGTAAAGAAATTGCACGAAGAAATGGGTGCAACATTTAACGTCATATCTTCATTGAGTAATGATATACATGCTCAGAAACTACGAGAGATAAATCTTGAAAACACTTTTGGTAAAACAGCAATTAGCTCTCTATGTTGCTTAGACTGTGGTGCTGATAAAGATCAAGCACTTTTAGAACATTATAATTCAGGTAAGTTTTGGATTGAGGACAAAACTGAAAATGCAAATTTGGGCGCGGAGATGGGCCTAAATACTTTCCTTATGGTTCACCCTTACAACGCTAATGACGAAGTGCATTCAGACGTTATAAAAGTAAATAATTGGAAAGAAATCTATGAGTACATTGGTGGAGAATAGTTTAGGAATAATATATAACGTTTGTTTTATTGGTTGTTTCTGGCCACAAATAATAAAGTCTATAAGAACAAAATCTGTTGAAGATGTTAGCATAGGTCTATGCTTTATGTCTGTAATAGGTTATATAGCAGCGTTAGGATACGCTATCTTAAAGTTTGGCTTTGATTATTGGTTGTGTCTGAATTATATCTTTAGCGGTATATTCGTTATAGTAATGATAGGTGTTTACTACAAATATAAAAAATAAAAATAAAATTATGCAACAAAGCTTAAAAGAACAAGAATTAAATATGATTCAAGCGCATCAGTATCTTTACTACGTTGAAGGTACTCCGATTATTAGTGATTACAATTATGATCAACTATGTAAAAAACATAATGTATTTGGCGGAGGTGGTTCAGACAGAGCTGCAGATTACCCAAAAGAGATTCAAGAGTTAGCAAGAGAAATGTATGATGAACGATATTGGTAATTGGACATTGCACCTGTAGCTCAATCGGTAGAGCAGTTGACTTTTAATCAATAGGTTCGGGGTTCAAGTCCCCGCGGGTGTACCACTTTGCTTCGGTAGCTCAGTTGGATAGAGCAACGGATTTCTAATCCGTGGGTCGCAGGTTCGAGTCCTGCCCGAAGTACCACGTATAAATAAAATACATGAGTGAGGAAAATATTTTAAAATGCAAATTTCATGAAGGCGAATGGAACAAATATAAAGTAGTTTCTATAAAAGTTTCAGAACTATGGGCTTCTTGTCCAAAGGCTGTTAATCACAGAGGTAAGCCTTTTTATGAAAAAATTCTCGAAGATATTAAAGCAAACGGATTACACTTTCCTTTAATAGTAGTAGATGCAAAACGCACAGACTTAGTAAAACAGAAGCAGAGGTATGGAGGAAAAATTCGCAACCTTCCATTTGACGCAATGAATTGTGATATGAACGCAAAGCAATTTACTGTTTGGGGTGGGTCAAATCGTTGGTTTGTTGCGGATGAAATTGGTTATGAATATGTCGATTGCATAATTGTTCCGAACGCTGATTTTGATAAAGCAAGAAGTATGCAGTGCCTACATAGACAGCCCTATAATGGTAAATTATATTAATGAAAATAGCAATTCATGCGAGACAATCTCCGTGGCAAATTAAAGTCGCACCTTATTATCAAAAAGGATTAGCCCGACACGGAATAAAAGCAGAAATAACAGCATCACCTAGAAGAATAGCTGATGTTTCAATTATTCTTGGCCCAAATTATTGGAAAGATATTGAGAAAGACGGTAAACCCTATTTAATGGGTAATCGTAAATTTGTAGGATTCGGCGACCACGTACATACTACTAATGCAATTAGTTGGGACGGTTTTAATGGTTATGGTAGATTTTGTGTCAAAGACGTTGATGAGAAACGTTTAAGCAAATTTGTTGACATTAACAAAATGCGGTCACCCGTAAAAGGCGATAAACACCTATTGTGTGAGCAATACGATTTAGGCAGATGTACTAAATATAATAGCGTTAATCAATGGTACGATGAAATCAAAAAGTCTTTTCATCCGTTAAAAGTACGCTCGAAAAAAAACCCTGAAAAAGTTGGTCACAGAACTTGGGAAGAAAATTTTTGTTCGGAGTTAAAAGATGTAAAAGAAGCACATGTTTTAAACTCAACGGTGTCTGTTGATTTACTTTACTATGGTGTACCTGTAGTTTCTTGGGATAAAGGTGACCCGTGCTATGTAGGCAATATAAAAAATCGTGAAAAGCTTTTTCATTATCTAGCACATTGTCAGTGGACATATGATGAAATAGAAAATGGTAATTGGTGGGAACAGCTGAAAACCAATGATGGACCTAAACTATACGAGATAGAATTGTGAAAAATTTAATTTATCAATATTATATTCCTTACGAAGCAGGTGACGCACATTATGGTGGAGTTAATATGCCGCAATGGGCGCAGAGTGGAAGTAAATCTGCTCAAGCCTACGCAAAGAAAGTCGGCGCTGAATATGTCTTATCGCACGAAAGATATTATAAGCATCTTGATCCTCGACTTGATTCAATAAGACTATTTTACGATAAAGCATTTGATGATTACGATAATATTCTATGTTTAGATTTAGATATGTTAGTAACTACAAATGAAAATATTTTTGATATTGAAATTGAAGATGTTGCTATGGTACATGAACTAGGAGTGCACGATGCTAGGCCTGGCACTAAATCATGGCTTTCTCGTGTGATGGACGTGCCAAATTATCAAAGAGGTGTGATTGCTTATGGTAAAAAGTTATTTGGTGAGGATTGGATGTTTCCAAAATCAAAATTATATCCAAATGAGCAATACAGATATATGAATGGTGGATTACAATTATGGTCAAAGAAAGGTAGACTAAAAGCTCGAAAGCATTT